TAGCAAAAGAAATGGGATTTACTGTTAGTGAAAACACTAAAGAATTAGATACACAAAATCAAAGTTTATTAGATCAGTTTAATATTCTTGATAGAATAAATCAAAAAGCAAGTGAAAGAAACTTAAAAGAAGAAGAATATTTAGCAAGTATAGAAAAACTAAAAGGATTATCTAAAGATACAGAAGGATTCTTTTCTAAAATACTTTTTCATTTTAACGCATTAAATCCTGTATCTAAATCAATTTCTGAAGCAATAGCTGAAGGACTTGTTAAAGGTATAGATGATTTTTCAAAAGGAATTGCAGAAGCAATAGTTCTTGGCAAAAGTTTAGAAGCATCTTTTAAAAACATAGCACAATCTATTCTTGTAGATATTATTAAATCACAAGTAAAAATAATACTTAATATGATTACTCAAAAAGCTTTGGGTGAAAGTCAATTATTATTAGAGACAGCTATATCAGCACAAAAAGCATTACAGGCATCATTTGGTTTTGGTGGTGGTGGTGGTTTTAATCCTGACATAGGTGGGATACCAGATTTATTTAGTAGTGGCGGAGAAATGACAGCTATTGATGCCGCATTAGCTTCACCATTTGCTGAAGGTGGTGCTGTAACATCAGGTCAAGCAACTGTAGTTGGAGAACGTGGTAGAGAATTATTTATTCCATCAACAGACGGAACAATAGTTCCAAATCAAGACTTAAATAACAATGCTGGTAATTTGAATTTTACTATTGTGGCAACTGATGTTAAAGGTGTTAAAGAATTATTATTAAACAATAGAGCAACTATCGTGAATATTGTAAACCAAGCATTAAATGCAAGAGGAAAAGCTAGTTTAGTATAATGAGTGGTACATTTCCTTCTTCTCCAACAACAAAAGCAGTAGGCATAACTTCACAACAAAATACTATTGTTTCAACAACTGTATCTGGCAGACGACAAGCAAGACAAATTGATGGACAAAGATTTACATTAAGACTTCAATTTCCACCAATGACTAGGACGGAATTTGCACCAATAATAGCTTTTATAATGAAACAAAGATCACAATTAGAATCTTTTACTTATGTACCAGCAACAGTTTCAACAACAAGAGGTTCGGCATCTACAACAATATCTGTTAATGGTTCTCATACTGCTGGAGACAACACAATAACAGTAGATGGAATGGGTAACAATTTAACTGGTGTATTGAAAGCTGGAGACTTTGTAAGATTTACAGGTCAAACAAAAGTTTATATGGTTGTAGAAGATTTAAACTCAAATGGTTCTGGTGCAGGAACATTAACTATTGAACCACCAATTAGAAGTGCATTATCAGATAATACAGTATTAATTTATACTAATGTAGATTTTACAGTTGGACTTACAACAGATATCCAAGAGTTTTCCATTGGTACAGAAAATTATTTTCAATACGAAGTTGATCTTATAGAGGTACTGTAATGACTAGATCATTAAGTGCTTCTTTAATAGCAGAACTAGCTACCAATAAATTAAATCCAGTTGAATTAGTATATCTTGGTGTAAGCACAGGATTTTATTTCACAGATCATTATAAAGACATATCGTTTAACTCTAACACATACACATCTTCATCTTTATTCTTAGGTTCATCAGAAGCATCTGAATCTTCAGAAGTATCAGTAGATAATTTAGTTGTTAAATTTTCTGGTGCTGACCAAACACTAATATCTTTATTTCTTAACAACGACTACATGGATAAAAGAGCATGGGTGTATAGAGGTTTCTTAGACAGTAATCAAACATTAATAGCAGACCCATTTCTTTTATTTGATGGAAGAATTGAGAATATGAATATTGAAGAAGATACAAAGAGTTCTGTTGTAGCTATTTCTATTGCATCTCATTGGGCAGACTTTGACAAAGTTAAAGGAAGAAAAACTAACACAAGTTCTCAAAAATTACATTTTTCAACAGATGTTGGATTTGATTATGCGTCTCAAACATCAAAAGATATCAAGTGGGGTAAAGCATGAAAGATATTTATAGAATTGTGCATTTATACAGACAGTTTAATAAATATGAAAAAATTACTTATGGTGATTTAATTAAACATTTACTTCCATCTATTAATTTAGATCAGTACCAAATTCATAGAGTTAATGGAATTGATGTTGGTTTTACTAACTGGGCTTTCTTAAGTGATACTGTTGAGCAAAGATTTAAAATAACTGGCAAACTAAAAGCGAATGAATGGAACTCAGGAAATAACATTTGGGTTATTGATATTGTTGCAAAAAGTAATGTTAGAGAAATTATGAAATGGGTAAAAGAATATTTTAAACCACAATTAGAAGTTAATGAACCTGTTAAATGGGTAAGAATGGGAGACGATTTTTCTATTTATAGAAGATCAGAAAAATACAAAAGGGAGTTTCATATTTAAATGTCAGCAGATCCATTCACACTCGCAGTCATAAAATTAGTTGCCGCAGTAGCAATTAGCTGGATATTAAAACCAGACCCACCAAAGAAAGGTGTTCAACAACAACCAGAAGCACAAGGTGTTTTAGTTAATAAAGCATCTAACAATACTGCTATACCTGTTGTTTATGGAAGAAGGCAAGTTGGTGTGGCAAGAGTTTATGTTGAGAACTCTGGTTCTGATAATACTTATCTTTACATGGCAACAGTTATATCTGAAGGCGGTGGTTATGGTATTGAAGATATAGAAGATATTTATATCAATGATAAAAGAGTTAATTGGGACGGATTATTAACTGATGGAACACAAAGATCAGTTCATAGTTCAGACCCTAATTTTTATAAGAGTGGAAGTTTAATAACTGTTCAATCATTTTATGGAAAAGACGATCAAGTTGCTTCAACTCTTTTAAAAGAAAATACATTATGGACAGACAATCATAAATTATCTGGTGTTGCTTATTTAGCTTTTAAATTTAAATGGAATCAAGATGCTTTTAATTCTTTACCAGAAGTTAAAGTAGTAATTAAAGGTGTTAAAGTTTATGACCCAAGACTAGATTCAACTAAAGGTGGTTCTGGTTCTCATAGACAAGATACAGCATCAACTTGGGCTTATTCTGATAATTCAGCTTTATGTCTTTTAGATTATCTTAGAAACTCAAGATATGGAAAAGGTTTACCAAATTCTGCGTTTGAAAGTAATTACGATACATTTAAAGGTTCAGCAAATACTTGCGAAACACAAGTTCCACCATACACAAATTTATTAACAGATTCAGTTGGATTGTATGGACAGAAATATGAAGATTATTTTAGAGATAGTTTAGATTTCTTTAATGGCATAAAGGAAATTGTAAATAGTACTGTTACTAAAACATATACTGCAATAACAAATTTAAGTTGTGAAAAAAATACATCATTTAGATTTAAAGGTTATTTTAGACCATCTGCAACTGGTACTTATTATTTTAGAACAACATCTAGTGATTCATCTTTAGTATATTTAGGTACTGCTGGACAAAAATTATCTACATTTATTACAACTCTACAAGACGCACCATCATTTACAGATGGAACAATCTCTAGTTATTTAAAAGTTAATAACTCAGGCACACATACAGCACCAGCACCTTATTCTTATCAAGAATTTAGCGAACAGACTGGAGAAATGGTAACATACTATGTTGATCCAGCTGAAACAACAGTAACAAGTTCAGGAATATCTTTAGTTGCAAACACAGAATATCCTATTGTTATTTATCATGGTAATGCAGATTCTTATGAAGAAATGTTATTTGAATATTCAACTAACGGAACTACTTGGGTAAGCAATTTATCAACATTATTTAATGATGGTCAAGGAGACAGTATTGATAACATAGATTTATTTACAACTAATATAGTCATAGATACAGAGCAAAAAGTTATTGATAATGTAAGAGAACTTTTAAATCCGATGAGGGCTATATTTACTTACACAGAAGGTAAATATTTTTTAATTATTGAAGATGCCGCTTCTTCTGTAATGACTCTTAATAAAGATAACATTATTGGTGGAATTAAAATCTATGGAGAGAAAAAAAATACCAAATACAATAGAGTTGTAGGAACATTTGTTAATCCTGATAAAGAGTGGCAAGAAGATACAGTATCTTTTCCACCAGCTGATGATTCTGGTTTACCAGTTGAGGACAGACATGCAACATTATTATCAGAAGATAACGGAACATTATTAGAAGGTAGTTTTACTTTTGGTGGAATAACAAACCCTTATCAAGCTGAAGAACTTTGTGAAATAGTTTTAAGAAGATCAAGAAATGCCTTATCTGTTGAGGTTCAAGTTACTTCAGAAGCACTTAATTTAAAAATTGGAGATTTAATTGCATTAACTTATGACACTGGTGGTTTCAGTAGTAAATTATTTAGAATATTTGGACTAGTAATTAATACCGATTCAACAGTTAGCTTAAAATTAATAGAACATCAGGACGCATTTTATTCATGGAGTTCAAAAGGAAAAGCACCAATTATTGCAGATACAACAAAACCAAAACCAAATATAGTTCAACCACCAACTGCTGTAACTTTATCAGATCAACTTATCCAGTATAATGACGGAACAGTAATTGTTGCTTTAGATATTTTAATTGGTGCTTCACCAGATAGCTTTGTTGATTATTACCAAATTGAATACAAATTAGATTCTGCTACTGACTGGATTATATTTGGACAGGGTTCTGGTTTAAATCACAGAATATTAAACGTAATAGATCAAGAAACTTATGATGTAAGAGTTAAAGCTGTAAATGCCATTGGTTCATCATCAGACTATGTAGAAGCAACAAGAACAATAATAGGTGGTACAGCACCACCTAGTGATGTTGAAGATTTTGCTTGTAATATAATTGGTGGAGATGCACATTTATCTTGGACGGCTATTCCTGATTTAGATTTGGGTCATTATCAAATAAGATATTCAACATTAACAACTGGTGCTGAATGGCAAAACTCAGTTTCTTTAGTTGAAAAAGTTTCAAGACCAGCAACAAGTATAACAGTTCCTGCTAGAGTAGGTTCTTATTTAATTAAAGCTGTAGATAAACTTGGCAATTATTCTTCTAATGAAACTATTATATCAACAACAGTTGC